TTAGGATTATGGGGTGGTACTGTAGCCGGAGAAGTTTTTGATACTTTAGATGGTGCTTTAACTGCAGCTTCAACTAGTATTGTATTAGATGACTCTACAGGTTTTCCTGCATCAGGAACTGTTGTAATAGATAATGAAAGAATTGCTTATACAACAAATACTACTGGTTCAGGAACTTTATCAGGTTTAACTAGAGGATCAGATAACACAACAGCCGCGTCACACTCTGATGCAGCAACAGTAACTGATGCTTCTGAATACACTAAATGGGGTGCATCGCAAACAGGTGACATTATAACAGCTCCAGGACTTTGGACTTTGGACAATTATGGAAATAAATTAATTGCAACTATCGTTGATAGTGCAACTTTTTCATGGGATTCAGATGCCTCTGGTGCTACATCTACAAGAGCAACTATTGTTGCTAATGCACCGACAGCAGCAATACAAACTTTAGTATCTACACCGGATCGTCACTTAGTATTTTTTGGAACAGAAACAACAATTGGAACTACATCAACACAAGATGACATGTTTATTAGATTCTCGGACCAAGAATCAATTGATGCAACAACATCATATGCGCCTAGTGCAGTCAATACTGCTGGTACACAAAGACTGGCTGATGGAACACGGATCGTGGGAGCGATAAGAGGTCGAGATGCAATCTATGTTTGGACTGATACATCATTATTTATTATGAGATTTGTTGGTGCTCCTTTTACTTTTTCATTTCAACAAGTTGGTACAAACTGTGGATTAATTGGAAAACATGCAGCCGTTGAAGTTGATGGATCTGCTTATTGGATGTCAGAAAATGGTTTCTTTAGATACACTGGTAGACTAGAATCACTATCATGTTTAGTTGAAGACTATGTTTATGATGATCTTAATACAGTTCCTAAGAATCACATTTATGCAGGACTTAATAATTTGTTTGGTGAAGTTACATGGTTCTATCCTGGTAGTGGTGCTGCATCTAATAATAGATCAGTAACTTATAACTTTATGGATTCAACACCTGAGCGACCAGTATGGACTACGAGTTCACTTGCAAGAAGTAGTTGGTTTGATTCGTCTATATTTGGTAAACCTCACGGTACTGAATACGATTCAAGTGCTACAAGTGATTCAACAGTTGGAAATACTGATGGTGTTACAACTTACTTTGAACATGAAACAGGACAAGATCAAATTAAAGCTGGAGCAAGAACTGGTATTTCAGCAAGTATTCAATCTGGAGATTTTGATATATCAATGGTACAAGGTGGTGGAGCAGATTTAAGAGGTGATGGTGAATACGTAATGAAAATTAGAAGAGTGCTTCCAGACTTTTTAACTCAAACTGGAGATGCAAGAGTAACTTTAAATTTAAAAAATTATCCAACAGATTCAGAAGCAAGTTCTTCATTGGGTCCATTTACATCTTCAACAACTACAACTAAAATAGATACAAGAGCTAGAGCAAGATCAATAGCTTTAAAAGTAGATAACACTAGTATTAAACAACATTGGAAACTTGGCACATTTAGATTAGACATACAACCAGATGGTAGAAGATAATGATAGAAAAAAGAATTAATTATAGATTTGGTGGCGGTTATCAAGGTAGTTCAGCAGGATCTGTTGACAGAGGAAGTGGTAACACTGGCGGCGGAGGTGGTAGACAAGAATACAGTGCACAACAATACACTGCACCTACACCTGCTCCAATTTCTCGTGAAACAAATTTAGATAAAAGAGAACAAGCAGCAATAACAAGTTTAGAAAATGCAATGAAAATTGCTGATTTAGATAAAAAAGAAGATAAAAAAGAACAAGCACCAATAACAATTTTAGAAAACGAAATGAAGATAGGTCGAGATCCATCAGTTCAAATGGGTAGTAGAGTAACTCCAATGTATAGATCTCGGTATGAGATTGAAAACATTTTAAGCGAACAAAGAAAAAAAGCAAGAGAAGAAATAACTCCTAGCACAAAAATGAGTAACAAAATTCTTTCTGGCTTAGCAAGTGCTGTTGTTCCATTTGGTGGTTTTTTCTTTAATAAAGGAATAGATCAAAGAGCAATGGGTTTTAACAGACCAAAAAATGCTGTGGCTAATTTAAAGAGATATACTAATACTGCTTCTAGAGATAATAGAAGAGAAGAAGGTATTATGCAAGCTCAAGCACCTCAAAATATAATAAAAGAAAACATTCAAAAATTTTCACCAGAACAACTTAATCTTTTACGTAAAAGATATGCTGAATTAAACAGCGTAATAGAATCAGGTGAATATAATGGACAAAAATTAAATAATAATCAATTATCTAAACTTATAGATACTAGTAAACAAATGAAAGATTTTTTAGTAAGTGAAATTGGGGGAATGAAGATAGCATAATGGCCAGAATAGTACAATCATTAACACAACCTTTAGAAAAATATGATCAACAAATACAGCAATCATTTGTTAGAGATGTTGATAGTATAGTACAGAAATTAAACACTTCTTTTCAACAAGATTTAAAAGACGAATCTGAGGCGGAGGCTTATTTCTTTGGCTAATATATTTGTAAATAAAAAGAAGGATTTAACTAGTAATAGTGCTACTACATTGTATACTGTACCATCGGCTACTACAGCTGTTATAAAATCAATACTAGTATCTGAAGATTCTGGTAATGCTGATACTATAACAGTGACTATAACTGATACAGATGACGCTGTTTTTAGTCTATTTAAGACTAAATCCATATCAGCTAATGGAACTTCAGAATTACTATCTCAACCGCTTGTGGTTGCAGAAAGTGAAACAATAAAAGTAACCGCAGCAACGGCTAATAGACTACATGTAGTCTTATCTGCGCTTGAAATTAAACCTAGAACAGTAACATCATAGGCTTGATTTATATGAGAAAAACAAGTATTATTATAAACCAGGTGAAAATCCTGCCTTTAAAAATTAACACATAAAAATTATGGCTATAGATAGAACAGGAATATCATCATTAAACACAGGTGCAGGAGAAATTACCTACTCTGGTAATCAAGGTCCTAAATCTCCAGACCAACAATTAATGGCCTCTGCTGATCCTATGTTAATAGAAATGTATGAACAATACGTTTTTGAAATGGAAGAACAAGGAATGCAACCAATGTCATTTAAAGAATTTGTTCAACAAGCTATGTCAGGCATGGCTACGGGTGGTAGAGTTGGTTATCAAAGTGGTGGCGAAGCAGGACTAATGGGTAATCCAGCAGTTATGGAAAAAATAGAAAACATGAGAGAATTTAGAATTGCAAATCCTAACATTGAAGATATTGCAGATTACAAAGGTTATTATGAGAGATTAAAAAGATTAGAACAATTAAAAAGATTATTTAAGGGTATGAAACCTATGTCAGGAACAATGGGACCTGAACCAGGAAGCTTAGAGTATTTTCAAATGATGACTCAAAAACCTCAAGGTCGTGCTTATGGTGGAATGGCAAACCCTACATACACGCAAAAGAGAAAACAGAATTTAGCTTATGGCGGTATTGCAGGAGTAGATGGTAGAAAAAGATATGGACTTGGATCATTTGTTCAAGGTCTTAAAGACAAAATTGTAGATGATATTATTCCAAATGAAATTAAAGAGAATCCAATTTTATCAGCAGCGGTAGCTGGTGGTGCTATTAATCAATTTGGACTTCCAGATGTTATTACTAGAAGTATGGGTTTAGGAGAAGACGTAGGTCAAAACTGGATAGGAAATTTATTAGGAGGAAGTGATGCAGTAATAGGTGGAACTAGACCTGAAGGACAAGCTTCTCTTGGTGAATATTTAACTAGTTTTTTACCTGGTAAAACTCCTACTCAACAAGCAGAAAACCAAACAGTAAGTTCAATAATGAATAATCCTTTTACACAATCACTTATAAGTAGTTTTGCTCCACAAACACAAGGAACAACTCAAAGTGGTATTTTAAATGCTTTACTTGGAAATACTAATCTTGGAAGAGGTTTAAGTAGTATATTTGGGGCTGACCAAGAAACAGGGGGTATACCTCTTGGTTTAAATTGGGCAGGTTTACCTGAAGGTTTAAGACCTTATATGAGAAAAGAAATTAAATCAGCGGTGCCTGGTGTACCAGCAACACAAGATAGATATATAGGTCCTGCAGAAAAAGGAGCACCTCAAATTTATGTACCAGGAACA